GGCTGCGCTCGCATGGCGAGGGAGACATCATCAAAAACACCGTGACGGTGCGCTTCGGTAAGGAAAAAGACAACGAAGCTTTGGCTTTAGTTGACGAACTTAGAAACAAGCAGTGGGAGCCAGAGCAGAAGCAAGAAGTGCATGCTGGGACGCTCAAGGCTTGGGTCAAAGGCCGTATCGAAGAAGGTAAGGAGCTAGACATGGATTTGTTTGGCGTATGGGTAGGACAACGAGCAACGATAACGAAGGCAAAATAGATGACTGATAAAGACGAAAAGAAAGTAGCGGAAAAGAAAAAGAGCGACGTGACGGTCGCAGGTCCTGCGATGTTTGAGGCAGACGCAGGGGTTGGTATGGAGTTGAGCCAAGACGACTTGGCACTGCCGTTCTTGAAGATTGTGTCTTCGGAACTGCTCCAGCAGGACGAAAAACTGGCAGAGACTGCCAAGCTAGGCGACATGGTGAACTCCGTGTCACGGCAGGTATACAGCGCGAAGTCGCCTCTCAAGGTGATCCCGTGTCACTACGAGCGACGGTTCCTCATGTGGGCACCTCGTGGCTCTGGCACAGGCGCACCGATGAAGATCTTTGCGCCAGACGAAGCACGGCCTCAGACAAGGCGTGATCCGGACGACAACCGCGAGTACGTGGATGGCGGTAAGGGTGAGTACATCGATGAGACGCACCAGCATTACGTGCTGATCATGGAAGAGGACGGCACGATGTCAAACGCGCTGATCTCCATGAAGTCGACGCAACTGAAGAAGTCGCGTCAGTGGAACACCATGATTGCGACGCGCAGCATGGTCGGTGCTAACGGCGTACCGTTTCAGCCACCGCGTTTCTCGCACATCTACAACCTGACCACGGCGAAGGAGGAGAACTCCAAAGGCGTTTGGCACGGTTGGAAGATCGATCTGGATGGCCCTATAGAGGATGCCAATCAGTATCAGTCGGCTAAAGCGTTTCACACTGCAATCAGTGCAGGAGACGTGCAGGTCAAGCATGAAGAGGGCGGGGCGGCTGCGGCCAAACCGAAAGCAACGCCAGAGGATAACGCTGACGACATTCCTTGGTAAATCCCCAACGGCGTACCGTGCCGTCGATAGGAGGTCTCGACCTAATGCGGGCACCTCCATGCACGGACCAAGGAACTTATGAACATTCGCAAATTCGCACAGATTTTTGATGGTCTGAAGCAGGCGCACGGCACGTTCACGATTGAGTCAAAGTCAAGCAGTGGCAAGACTCAAGGCAAAGCGAACGTAGTACGCGAAGCACGGACCAAGGAGCATTGGGAAAGACACCTAGCGGGTCAGCAATCCATAGGGATTATTCCAATCAATGAGGACAATGCATGCCGCTGGGGCTGCATTGACATCGATCAATATAACTTTGATCACAAGGCGCTAATCGACAAGATCCAAGCAGCCAAGCTACCGTTGGTGGTGTGCCGATCTAAGTCGGGTGGTGCTCACGTATTTTTATTCACAGGTGAATTTATTCCGGCCAAGGACATGCAAGACGTGCTGACACAGTTGAGCGCGGGCCTTGGGTATGGCGGAAGCGAGATCTTTCCAAAGCAGATCAGCTTGAACCTAGAGCGTGGTGACGTCGGTAACTTTTTGAACATGCCGTACTTCGATCACGAAAACGGACTGCGGTACGGGTTCAACCCTGACGGTACAGCCGCTACGTTTGATGAGTTTCTAGAGCTTGTAGACCAGAACGTGCAGACGCACGAGCAGGCGCTGGCTTTGGTGGTGGAGCAAGATGCCGCACTACCGATACCGGACGGTCCACCTTGCTTACAGATCTTGTGTAAAGAAGGCATCGGTGAAGGCGCTAGGAACAACGGACTTTTTAATCTTGGGGTATACCTACGCAAGGCACACCCAGAGACGTGGGAGTCAGAGATCCTGACCCACAACATGAATTTCATTCATCCACCTTTACCGCTGGGTGAAGTCAACACGGTTGCCAAGCAGTTAGAGCGTAAAGACTACGCCTACAAGTGCCGTGATGCCCCAATCAATGCGTACTGCAACCCAGAGCTTTGCAAGACGCGTAAGTTTGGTATTGATGCAGCCACGTCTGGGGTACAGATAGCCAACCTGCGCAAGTACAACAGTGTGCCACCTGTGTGGTTCTTGGACGTGCAAGGTAAGCCCTTAGAGCTTGCGACCGACGATCTGATGGTTCAATCGGCCTTTCAGAAGGCGTGTGTCGATCAGTTGAACTTTTTCCCAAGGACTGTGCAAAAGGCTCAGTGGGAGCAGCGTATCAACGCTCTGCTTAACGAAATGAGTGACACCGAGGGTCACGTCATCGAAGTAAGTCAAGATGTGAGCGTAAACGGGCAGTTCGCTGATCATCTTGAAGAGTTTTGTACGGGTCATCAGGCTGCGGATGAGAAGGAGCAGATCTTACTCAAGCGGCCATGGACAGATGACGACCAGAAGGAGACTTACTTTCGGCTGAAAGATCTGGAAGCCCACCTGATCAAAGCGAACTTCAAGGTCTACAAAACACACCAAATCGCGCAGCGTTTGCGGGACGTGAACGGCGAGGCAACGCAGTTACGCATACAGGGGAAGGTGATACGGTTATGGAAGATACCTGCGCACGAGCAGGCCGTAAGCCGTATAGAGCCACCAAGCTTCGGCGGCACTGAAGAGGAGATACCGTTTTGATTATTTTAGAAGGTTTTGACGCAGCTATTCTGGGCGTGGGTGAGTCAGCAGGATGGGACTCGCCTCGTGTTGTTTATGATTACCAAAAATGCTTGGACGTTCTAATGGAGCAGAACAATTGGGAACGCGAGGATGCAATAGAATGGATGGATTACAATGTGATCAACGCCTACATGGGCAAAGGTAACCCTGTTTTTGTCTTTCCGAGCGTCGATTTGGCAGAACTTGCCTTTGAAATCAAAGAGGAGATGTTGCACTAATGCAGCGTATTTTTGGCCCGCCGGGCACGGGCAAGACCACAACGCTTCTGAATCTTGTGGAAGCAGAACTGGGAAAAGGCACGTATCCGGGGCACATCGCTTTCTTTGCCTTCACGCGCAAAGCGGCAAACGAAGCTAAAGAACGAGCCGCGAAACGTTTTGGGCTTGATCCAAAAAACGATCTCCCATTTTTCCGAACACTGCACAGTCTGGCATTTCACTTGACGGGGCTACGCAACGATCAGTTGATGACGGCAGCGCATTATCGCGAAGTTGAGCACGTCACAGGGGTCAACTTCATGGAAGGCAGTGTGTCGTCACGGCACGAGGTCGAAGAAGAACTGAGCAACAGCTTGAAAAAAGAAACGCCCTTGCTGCGTTTGATCACACTGGCACGGCTGAAGATGAATCCACTCAAGGACGAGTACAACCTGAGTGATCTTGACCAGCCGTGGATCGAAGTCGACTACGCCGCCAACTCCTTGAAAGCCTACAAGAAAAAGCACGGCCTGTTTGACTACACCGACATGCTGGAGCTTTTTGCGGATACTGCGCACGTTGCGTGCCCACAGTTCAAGCTTGCGATGCTTGACGAAGCACAGGACCTGTCGCCGTTGCAATGGAAGATAGCGCACGCCATCGACGGGCGGTCAGAGCGCATGTACTGCGCTGGCGATGACGATCAGGCCATCTACAAGTGGTCTGGCGCAGACGTTGAGCATTTCATCAATCTGGACGGCGGCAGCGAGGTCTTAGAGCAGAGCTACCGCGTACCGTCGAACATACACAAGATTGCAGAGCGGATCTGCGGACGCATCAAGCGCCGGTTTCCCAAGAAGTACCTCCCCAAGAAAGCAGACGGCAAGCTGGAGAGACTGACTGACTTCTTTGAACTGGACATGCGTGAAGACACATGGCTGTTTCTGGCACAAGCCAACTACTTTTTGGCACCGGTACAGCAATTTTTAAAAAGTCAGGGCTACTACTTCGAGTACGGTGGTGGTGTGCGTAGCGTCAGAGACAAAATACGTGTGGCACTGTCGGCGTGGGGCTGTATGCAGAACGGTGACCCGATCTCCTTCGACGCAGCTAAAGCCATGTATTCGTTTATGTCAGGCAACGGCGTGCGTGTCTTACGTGGTCACAAGAAGATCGTAGGCGATCCCGATGCGTTATTTACCTACGAGGACCTACGGGATTTCAACGGCTTACTGGCTACACCTGATATGGCGTGGAACGAGGCTCTCGACAAGCTGCCGGACGTCGATGTGGCGTACATCAACGCCCTAGTCCGGCGAGGCGAGGACCTGACGGCAGAGCCGCGCATACGCCTGTCCACGATTCACGGAGCGAAGGGCGGCGAGGCAGACAACGTTGTGCTGTTTACCGACATCACCGCAGCCGCAGAGGCCAGTATGGCTAGTGATCCAGACTCCATGCACCGCGTGTTCTATGTGGCTGTAACGCGCACGCGGCAGAATTTGTACACCTTGGAACCCACAGATTTCTACAGGAGCTACGCGCTATGAGCGACATGGTCAATTCACCAGCACACTACGCAGACGCGGAGATTGAATGCATTGATGCTATGGTCGCGGCTTTCGGCCCAGAGGCCGTGCAGATATATTGCCGTTGCGCCAGCTTCAAGTACCAATGGCGTGCCGGAAAGAAGTTTGATGCGGTAGAAGATTTAAAAAAATCCATTTGGTATACGCGCTTTGCGCTGGGCGATGACCCAAGGAAAGACGATGCAGAAGGAAA